CAGCGCGATGGGTTGTTCAAGTTCTCGCAATCACTTGGCAAAGTGATTCACTGATAGTTTTTGCAATAAGTCAGGGGCTGGACAGCTAGTCGGTCGGGGTGATCGAACGCTGCCAGCTCCAGCTTTTGCATGATCTCCATGCCAATGTCAATTGCGTTTGGCCCGGTGCCCACCATTTCGGCAATGGCAGACACCCGGCCATCGGGGCCTTCAATCAGGTGGATTGAGAATAAGCTCTTGGACGGATATGACACGGGTTTCCTTCAGGTCTTGTGCATCATAGTCCAATGCTGTTTCAGTTACTTTTTGGAGGGCATCAAGGCGGCTATCTGCCTCGAGATCAAGCTGAAAGCGTACGGTTCTGTCGATGGTTATGCGGTAGGTTGGCATGACGCATCCTTTTTTGCCAAAAACTCTTTGAACAAGTCATCTACGGGTATCTGAGCGATTGGGCTTTCCCAGTCGTCGTTAAGATTCGCCCAGAGCACGACATACATCGGGCCAGAGCGCTCCCCATCCTCATTAAACTCTGCCTGCTCAAGTACAAAACGCAGGTTGTTTTCAAGCACGCCTTGGATGTATAAAGCAGCCATGCGGCGTATTTCCTGCTCAAGACTGGGGAAGCCAAGCTCTCCAAGAACAAAGCCCGATAAATCAATTCTCTCCAAGTTAATTTCGACTTGCATTTGATTTACTCCAAGTAAAGCAGCGCGGCCAAGAACATGGCCAACAGTAAAAAGATCACGCGCTCGGCCTTGTCGCTGACAATTTCGATGTGCGTGGGGATTGGTTTTTTGGGTCCGGTGTACTTCATGCGATCTGTCTCTCAAGCAGCACCTCAGCAGCCAGTTTGCACTGGTCAATGGTGAGCTGGTCGGCATCTGTCTCGCAAGCACGAATCAGGCGCATGACCTCGCCCAGCGCTGTGGGGTTGGTGGTACGTGCGCCCAGCATGTAGGCGCGGGTAAGCGGGTGATTTTGGTTTGGCATCTGTCTCGCAATCAAAAAAAGTTGGCATCTGTCTCGCAATCAACCCCGGCGGGGTCACCACGGGGCGGGCGGCACCTGCTCGCGCTGCTGCCGCTCGTATTCGCGCACCTGCTCGGGCGTCCACGGTGTCGGGCCACCGGGCGGGGGAAACGGCCACGTCATGCGCGTGCCTCTTGCCTGCCCCGTTCGATTAGGTGGCGTGCTTCGGTCTGGTCGTGCGGCTTTTCTGCCTCCAGCATTGCCCGGATCGCCTGCGATGCTGCGGCCACTTGCCCGGGCGTGCTGGCGCGTTCGTATCGGTGGCCAGCGTTGATATATTGGGCTTCTGGGTGTCTCATGCTGGCACCTTTTCGGGGTGCATTATCAGGGCCTTCAAATAGGGGATTGATCGCCCGGTCATGTTGGACAATTCCCGAAGTGTCAGGTTCAAATGGCTGTCGTAATAATCGACAATTTCGCCCGGTGTGCTGCTGTAGTTTGGCTGCTGGTCTTCCATGTTGCTGGCTCCTGTAGTCGGGACAATTCCCGCGACAACCCTCCGCGAAGGGCTGGCGCTGGCGCTGTCAAATTGCAGCGATGGGGATTACCCGGCGGGCGATGCGGTCGGCCTGCTTGGCGCGTGTGCCATGGGCGCGAAACCCGATAATCTGGCGGCGGTCGGCGCGTTGGCATAGGGCGCAAAGGGCGCAAGTCATATATTCGGTTGTTTGAGCGGGGCATATCAACACCGGGCGGCCCTCGGGTGTGGTGCTGTGCTTTGGCGTGTCCATGGGCACGATAACGGCCACCGGGAGGCCGTGCGCGGCCAGCTGGTCGGCGTGGCCCACATCGTCGGCGCTCAGGTTGACCGTGAAGCCCCATTCTGTCGCGTGCTTGGCCCATTTGATAGCGTCCGGGCTGTGCTTGTGGGTGTAGGTAAACCCGTTGCGCCCTCGGTTGGCTTTGACAATCTGGCCCAGCTGGTAGGCGTCCACGTTTTCGCCTTCGCCCGGTAGGTCGCCTGCTACATTGTGCCGCCACAATTGGCCCTTCGGCAGTCGGTTGATCGACTTTAAAAGCCCGTCAAGGTCAGTCCCTCGGGCTGGTACTTTGTCCCATGTTAGGCGCGTGTAGAAGTCCTCGGCGTAGCAGTCGGCGCGATAGTGGGCGCATGATGGCGGGCAAGATTCGCGGCTGGTGTACGTCTGGGGAATCGGGCCGGTCTTGCGGTTGCTGCTGGCTTGGATAAAGTGGTATTTCATGGGGCGGCCTTGTGGTTTGGGTTGCTGGCGATGATCTGGCGCTGTAAGTGTTCAGGCAGTCGGGCGAGTGCTTCTGGGCTGAATGTCGGCCACTTGGGCGCGGTCGGGGCGCATAAGTGGGCGGCGATGGTGAAGCTGGTGCCAGTCTCGTGTATCACTTCGCCCAGCGTTGCGCCTTGGTCGAATAGTTGGCGGGCGGTCATGCTGCCTCTGCCATCATGTCGGCCCATTCGGTGCCATTTGCTCGGGCGCAAAATTCATAACTGCCCTTTGTCCCTGCTTGCACTTCGTCGCGGCTGGGGATGCGGTTTCCGTAGTAGTCGCTGGCGGGTTGCTTGCCCAGCAGACAAAACCCGCTGCTTATTGCGTCCATCATGGTGCGGCCATAACTGCCTTGTAATCCCCACATTCCCGAGTTGATTGCTCGCTGAATCGACAGATAGTAATCCTCGGCGGTGGCTTCTTCGTCTTCTTCGATTGTGTAAATGTCTTGCATGTTCATGGCTGGGCTTTCAGTGTGAGATTTTGCGGGCGGTGACATTCAGGCGGGTGAATGGCTTGCCTGCGGTGGTGTGCGCTGCGATGAGTTGGCGGCTAGCGTTCAGGCGCTCGGAGATTTTTCTCCAGTCGGTCACGGCGCGGGCGGTGCATTTGGCGAAGCTCACGGTGTAATGTTGGCCGTCGATGGTGGCGAGTCCGGCGTCTTCCAGCTGGGTGCGGATTTGGTCGGCCTGCTTGGTGAGGTCGGCGATAACTGCGCGAAGCGCGCCCAGCTCATCCACTTTGGCGGCGATGGCTTGGGCGGCTGTCGGTGCTGTTGCTGCTTGCATGATGGGTGCAGCGAACACGGCTGCGGCGAAGTCTTGGAAGTTTTCGGGTTTCATGGTTTAGGCTTTCGTGGTGGTGGCGACAAACTGGCCGGCGCGGGTAATGGTGGCGGCTGGATAGCAGGCGGCCCAGCTCAGGGCTGCGGCGCGTGTCAGGGTGTGGTGTTGCTTGGCGAAGCCGTGGCCTTGTACGGTGTACCCGATAAGGCGGGCGGCTGCGGTGCGGATGGTGTCGGCGGTGGTCATTCTTCGTCTTCCTCTGGTGGGTATTCGTAGGGGTCGGCGCGGTCTTCGTCCGTTTCGATTGGCGTGTGAAGTGCCTCATAGTCGGCCTTGACTTTGCGGCGCTGTTCTTCTGCTGCCAGTTGCTCGGGCGTGATTGCTTTGTGCTTGGCCATCAGTTCGGCCTCGAATTGGTCGATCAGTTCGCCCATGGTTTGAATGGTGGTCATGGTGGTGGTTCCTGTTGGTGCCCGCTGGTGAGGCGGGCGGGTTGGTTTAGTAGTTCCAAGCCTTCGCACCTGCTGCCTGTGCGGCCTGCTTTGCTTGTGCTTTGGTGTCGTGCAGTGATTCGATGCCGTTGGGCGTGAAGCCTTCCGACAAAATCAAAACAAACTTTTTCCCGGTACGGGCGTGGGCTTTGAAGATGTGGGCGTAAATCATGGGGTCTGCTCCTGTGGTTTAGATTGCTTGATAGCGTCCGGCGTCATACTCGGTCAAAACGGCGGGGCCGATTCCGTCCGGGAAAACAAGTGCTGTAACCCGTCCGGCGATGTGGCGGGACTGGTCGCGAAATGTGGCGGTTATTTCCTCCAGTCCGTAATCGTCCGTTGTGCGGGCTTCGATTTCGATTTCCAGCACTTGGGGGGTGTCGTATGTGCGCCCGGTGGTGTATTTGATTGTGGTCATGTGGTCTGCTCCAGTTGGTGCCCGGCGCGGTGGCCGGGCGGGTTGGTTTACTCTGTGATCAGTGAGGTGAGGCGGTCGGCTGCTGCCAAGCGGGTGGCGCGGTCTTCAGACTTCATCAGGTCGGCGCAAATGCGGATCTCTTGGATGATGTAACCAATAGCGCGGGCGTTCGCTGCGTCTGTGCTTTCGCGTTCCCACATGGTGAAGGCGACTGTCGTCAACTTGTCCATGGTGCGTTCAATGCTGCGGGCTTCGGTGGCTGTGAATTTCATTTCGTTTCTCCTGTGTGTTAGGTTGGCGTCATTGCTGACTGGTGATAAATATATCACTTGTCAAGCGGTTTTGTGCCGAGTATTTTTTTATGGCGTTTTGGGTTTCGATTGTTTTTCCCTATCAGCGAAGCGGGGCGGTTCTGGGGCTGCTCAGAGGGGAAAGCCTGTAGGGGTGGAGACAATCACCGGGTGGCTGGCTTGTCTGCTTCGGGTACGTCTCGGCGGGTTTCCGGTACGTTTCGGCGGGTGGTGTTGACCGGGTGAAAGTTGGGCGCGGGTGTCTTAAAGGCGTAGCCGTTGCAGCTCTTGCGTTGTTCTCCTATCATTCGCCCCATGAGTAAGACACCAACACCCAGCAAGCTATCAAGAGCCCAACTAAGGGAAGCACTCGATACTGTGCCCGTCTCCCATATATTGGGAAAGACCGTTTCCCGGGAATTGACGGCGAAACAAAAGACATTCGCCATGGAAGTCGCGAAGGGTTCGACGGGTGCTGCAGCGTATCGGAAGGCGTACAACTCAAGCGCCAAACCAAAGACACAAGGCAACCAAGCCCACAAGCTCAGCAGCAGACCGGACATCAACGCGGAAATCCAAGCGTATCAGCTGGCTATTGAGGCGGCGAAACATCGAAACCCTGCAGCCTTGAGGGAGCTGGTGATTCAATCCCTTGTCCAAGTCATCATCGACCCCGAGAGTAAACCCGGTCAAATAACGGCAGCGGCTAAGGTGCTGGGCACCGTCACGGAAGTGGCTGCGTTCACCCAGCGCTCAGAAGTGAAGACAATCACCAGCTCAGAGGATGCGCGCGCGGCCATCATGGCACAGCTGAAACAACTGTCCAACGCAGACGCCATCGACGTGGACGCCATCGATGCAGACGCCGACTCGCTGCTGGCTGAGCTTGCAAATTCGGCCCCGGACGCGACCCACCCACTCCCGACCCCCCAAACTGTGGATGAGGAGTCCCGTACTAATGCGCATACTATCTCGCAAGAACGATCCCCTCAAGAACCCGACTCCAAAAATTCCAACCCAGACCCCACCCTCCACGTGGAGGATGACCCCCCCATGCCTTCTTAAACACAGACCCCCGGGGGGTATATTTTGCTTAAAAAATAGGCAATACCCCCGAAAAAAAGAATGAGACGAATAGTTCTAGTGGAAAATTACAGATGACTACGAAAACAACGCGGCAACCAAAACGTGGAGGTTGCGGTCAAAAAGTTATCCACAGGGACATGAAGATTCGGAGATCGGACCCTACGTATGAAGAGAGCATGGAGAGTGGTATGAGCCCGGCACAGAAGGAAGTTTTTATTGTGATAGATGAGTGGTGGAAGAAGTATGGCTTCTCTCCTACTCTGAGGGATATTGCCTACGTGAGGGGCAAGATGGGGATTGGCTCGACGAAGAACATTGTGGACCGGCTTGTAGAGTTGGGCGTGATCAAGAAGATGGATGGAGTTGGGAGAACGATTCGTCCGGCCTATATCAACTTCAAGCACCTGAAGGAACTTGAGTGAGCGAAAAACAAAAACTTGCTCCGCAGGATTTGGAGTCTTTGGTGGCTCAGTTGCCTATACATGAGCAAGAGAAACTCATGGAGCAGGTCAACGATTACAAAGCGGCCTTGGAGAGGGAGAAGTGCCAAGAGTCGTTCATGGCGTTTGTGAAGAAGATGTGGCCGGGGTTTATTCATGGCCGGCACCATGCGGTCGTGGCTAAGGCGTTCGAGGAGATAGCCTCGGGGAAGATTACGCGTCTAGCAATTTCTATGCCTCCACGGCACACGAAGTCTGAGTTTGGTTCTTATATGTTGCCCGCTTGGTTCCTTGGGAAGTTCCCGGGGAAAAAGGTTATGCAAGCGTCTAACACTGGCGAACTTGCCGTTGGCTTTGGCCGGAAGGTCCGTAACTTGGTGATGAGCGAGCAGTACCACGAGGTGTTTCCGAACACGAAGATTCGGCAGGACTCCAAGTCTGCTGGCCGCTGGGCTGTGAATGACGTGGGTGAGTATTTCGCTATTGGCGTTGGCGGAACCATGACTGGCCGGGGTGCTGATCTGGTCATCATTGACGATCCGCATACTGAAGGTGAAGCTGCACTGGCCGCCCACGACCCCGGCGTCTATGACCGGTCGTACGAGTGGTACACGTCAGGTCCACGTCAGCGTCTCCAGCCCGGTGGCGCGATCATCATCATTGCGACCCGCTGGAGTGAGAGCGACCTCATTGGCCGGGTTCTGAAGGACTCCGCCGAACGAGGTAAGCCGGACGAGTGGAGAGTGATCGAGTTTCCAGCGATCCTGCCAAGTGGCAATCCCCTGTGGCCTGAGTTCTGGCCGCTGGACCAACTGGAAGCGCTGAAGGAGGAACTCCCTCCGATGAAGTGGAACGCCCAGTACCAGCAAAGACCCACCGGTGAGGAAGGTGCTCTTATTAAGAGAGAGTGGTGGAATGTCTGGGAAAGAGATGAGCCGCCGCGTTGCGAGTTCATTATTCAGGCTTGGGACACGGCGTTTACAAAAAACGAGCGGTCCGACTTTTCGGCCTGCACTACTTGGGGTGTCTTCCATATGGATGAGGACCCCAACAACGTGAACATTATCTTGCTGGACGCATTCCAAAAACGGATGGAGTTCCCGGAGCTGAAGGAAAAAGCTCGGGCCCACTATATGGAGTGGGAGCCAGATGACTGCATCATCGAAGCCAAGGCTGCAGGTGCGTCTTTGATTCAGGAATTAAATCAGCAGGCCGGCATCTTTGTTCGGGGCTATACCCCCAGCCGAGGAACCCGCCAGCAGTCGAACGACAAGATCGCCCGTATGAACTCGGTGTCTCCGATTTTCCAAGGTGGGAAGGTCTGGGCCCCTGATACACGTTGGGCCCGGGAGTTGATTGATCAGATGGCTTCTTTCCCGAACGCGGCTCACGATGACTTGGCTGATACTGCGGTTATGGCCATCACAAGGTTTCGACAAGGCGGCTTCTTAAGACTAGAATCCGATGAACAGGACGAGCCTTTGTCCTTCCGGCGTAGAGCCGCTTTCTATTGAGGATCGATATGGCAACGAGCAGCATGGTTTCTTCTATTTCTCAGGCCCCCTTGGGTCTGGATTTGTCGGACATTATTCAAGATGACACTCCCGCTTTGGAGATCATGATTGAAAACCCGGACGATGTCGTTGTTGGCATTGATGGTCTTGAGATTGACCTGATGCCCGAAAACTTAATGGATGAGCCAGCCTTTGATGCAAACTTGGCTGAGTTCATGGATGAGGGCGAGCTTGAGAAGATGGGCTCCGACCTGATTGCTGAAGTTGAAGCCGACATCAACTCGCGCAAAGACTGGGTTGAGATGTACGTCAAGGGCCTCGACGTTCTTGGCATGAAGTACGAAGAGCGCACAGAGCCATGGATTGGTTCATGTGGCGTGTTCTCTACGCTACTCACTGAAGCGGCTGTGCGTTTTCAATCCGAGACCATCATTGAAACGTTCCCCGCTCAGGGCCCAGTGAAGACTCAGATCATTGGCGCGATTGACAAGTTGAAAGAAGATGCTGCCGAGCGCGTTCGCACGGACATGAACTTCCAACTTGTGGACAACATGCCAGAGTATCGCCCCGAGCACGAGCGCATGCTGTTTAACTTGGGCCTTGCTGGCGCTGCGTTCAAGAAGGTTTATTTCGATCCGACACTGGGCCGTCAGACAGCTATTTTCTGTGGCGCTGAGGATGTGATTATTCCTTACGGCTCGTCCGGCGCACGTACTGCTGAGCGTGTTACCCATGTGATGCGCAAGACAAAGAACGACGTTAAGAAGTTGCAGGTTGCAGGCTTCTACCGCGATGTGGAGTTGGGTGAGCCAGTGATGATCCACAACGATGTGGAAAAGAAAAAGGCCGAAGAACAGGGCTACTCAGTCACCGACGATGATCGTTACCAGTTCTTGGAAATCCAAGTTGACTACGACATGCCCGGTTACGAGGATGAGGATGGCATTGCCCTGCCTTACATCGTGACGATTGATCGCGGCACCAGCAAAGTTTTGTCGGTGTATCGCAACTGGTCAGAAGACGATCCAAAGAAACTCAAGCGCCAGCACTTTGTTCAGTATGACTATGTGCCCGGCTTCGGTGCTTATGGCTTTGGCTACATCCATTTGATCGGTGGCTATGCTCGCGCTGGCACATCATTGATTCGCCAACTGGTTGACGCCGGTACGTTGTCCAACTTGCCCGGTGGTTTGAAGTCCCGTGGCCTACGCATCAAGGGTGACGACACACCAATCTCTCCCGGCGAATGGCGCGATGTGGACGTTCCATCTGGCTCGGTGCGTGACAACATCATGCCCCTGCCATACAAGGAGCCAAGCCAAGTTCTGGCCGCTTTGTTGGACCGCATCACAGAAGAAGGTCGTCGCCTCGGCTCCATTGCTGACATGAACATCAGCGACATGGGTGCCAACGCTCCGGTGGGTACGACTCTGGCTTTGCTCGAGCGTCAACTCAAGACTATGAGCGCCGTTCAAGCTCGTGTTCACTACTCGATGAAGCAAGAGTTCAAGCTCTTGAAAGACATCATCCGCGACAACACGCCGAGCGAATACGACTACACACCTGAAGGCGGCAAGCCAAGCGCCAAGCGTGAAGATTACGACATTGTGGAAGTGATTCCAGTGTCCGATCCAAACAGCTCAACCATGGCCCAGCGGATCATGCAGTACCAAGCTGTGATCCAGTTGTCGCAGAGCGCTCCACAAATTTATGACTTGCCTCAGCTGCACCGTCAGATGATTGAAGTGCTAGGCGTGCGCAACGCTGACAAGCTGGTCCCTGTTGATGACGACATGAAGCCACGCGATCCAGTGTCTGAGAACATGGCCTTCTTGAATGGCAAGCCCACCAAAGCGTTCATCTACCAAGACCACGACGCTCACATTGCTGTTCACACGTCATTGATGCAAGACCCGTTGATGGCTGCACAGATTGGCCAGAACCCTCAAGCTCAGAAGATGATGTCCGAGATTCAGGCGCACATTGCAGAGCACTTGGCGTTTGCATATCGCAAGAAAGTTGAAGAGCAATTGGGCGTTCCAATGCCAGCTCCAGATGCAGACTTGCCAGAAGATGTCGAAGTGCAACTGTCTCGTTTGGTGGCCCAAGCTTCGCAGCAAGTGCTGGCCCAGAGCAAAGGTCAAGCCGCTCAACAGCAGGCCCAGCAACAAGCTCAGGACCCGCTCATTCAAATGCAGCAGGCCGAGTTACAGATCAAGGATCGCGACTCTCAAACCAAGGCTCAGAAGGTGCAAGGCGACTTGGCTGTCAAGCAAGCAGAGATTCAATTGAAGGCGCAAGAAATTGCCAACCGTTCAGGCGAAGACCCAGCTTTGTCTGCAGCCAAGATTGAGCAGGAAATGATTCAAGCCCAGCAAGTTCACCAGTTGGACATGGCCCAGCGCCAGCAAGAGTTTGAACAAAAAATGAACCAGAAGCGAGAAGAAGCTGCTATGAAAACGCGGATCAAGCTGATGGAAATCGCAAACAAGCCGGCTGCTAAATCGCCGGAGAACTAAGAGGAATAATGGACAACCAAATTTTGGAGCTTCTCAACAAAAAGATTGAGGAGCAAGTCAGAAGTCATTCAGAAGCTTTGGTGGGTGGCAAGTCCGCGGACTTTGCCTCTTACCGAGAGTTGTGCGGGGTCATCCGAGGTCTCCAGACCGCACAGCGTGAAATTGGCGACCTCGTGCGTAAACTGAAAGATGACAATGACGACTAACTTTGATGTTCAGGCAGTTGATCTGTCTGGCCTACTCAACAAGCCCGTTGAGGACAAGGCCAAACAAATCCCTGACCCTGTTACCTATCACCTTCTGTGCATGCTTCCAGAAGCCAAAGAGGAGTACGAGGGCGGTCTTATTAAGGCCAGCCAGACAATGCAGTACGAAGAGCTGCTGTCACCCGTGCTTTTTGTGGCCAAGATGGGTCCAGATGCATTCAAGGATGAGAAACGCTTTCCTAGCGGCCCAAGCTGCAAGGTTGGTGACTTCATTATCGTGCGCCCCAACACTGGAACGCGCATGAAAATTCACGGTACTGAGTGGCGCTTGCTGAATGACGATGCTGTTGAAGCTGTCATCCAAGACCCTCGCGGTATCCAACGAGTTTAAGGAGTCATCATGAGCGAAACAGATAAAACCGAATTTGAATTTCCAGATGAGTTGGAAGACAAAAAATCCCGGGCCGGCTCCAAGGTGGTAACACCAGAGCAAGACGAGCCCGAGATTGAAGTTGTTGACGACACTCCTGAGACCGACCGTGGCCGCAAGCCAATGGAAGCGCCGCCAAAGGAAATGTCCGACGACGAGCTTTCTAAATATGATGAGAGCGTTCGCAAGCGCATTCAGCATTTCACCAAGGGCTACCACGAAGAGCGACGCGCCAAAGAATCGGCGTTGCGTGAGCGCGAGGAAGCTGTAAAGCTTGCCCAGCAGATTGTCGAAGAGAATAAAAAACTCAAAGGCAGCCTGCACCAAGGTCAAAGCGCACTGCTCGAGCAGGCTAAAAAGGTTGTTGCTAATGAGATGAAAGAAGCTCAAAGCAAATTCAAAGCAGCCTACGAAAGCGGTGACTCAGATGCATTGACGGCAGCTCAACAAGAGATGACCGCAATCCAGATGAAGGCTGAGCGAGTAAATAATTTTCGCCCTGCCCCTGTACAAACCGAAGAAAACGCGGTACAAATACCAACACCAGCACCAGTGCGGCCCAAACTTGACTCAAAAACTCAAGAGTGGACCGAGAAAAACACTTGGTTTGGCAATGACGACGAGATGACCAGCTTTGCACTTGGGTTCCACAACAAGCTGGTCAAATCTGGAATTACGCCGTCATCGCAAGAATATTACGAGCGAATTGACGCTCGTATGAGACAGGTCTTCCCAGATGCGTTCGAGTCTGAGAAGTCCAATGGCTCGGAGGATGCGACTCCTTCTCCGAAAAAATCGAATGTTGTTGCACCAGCGACGCGCAGCACAGCGCCTAAAAAGATCGTGCTGACAAAGACGCAGGTGGAACTCGCTAAGCGGTTGGGACTGACGAATGAGCAGTACGCCCGTGCAGTTGCGGCAGAAATGAGGAAATAAAAATGGCTACGAAAGAACTTGACCCCCGTGAGCCGCGTGCTCTGCAAAACCGTGCCTCTTTTGAGCGCCCGAAAAAGTGGATGCCGCCCCAGCTTTTGCCCGATCCGATTCCGGAAGAGGGTTACGCTTACCGCTGGATTCGCATTAGCACTCTCGGCAAGGACGATCCAACCAATATTTCCGGCAAACTAAGCGAGGGATGGGAACCCGTGAAGGCATCAAGCCACCCAGAGATTCAGCTGTTCAGCTCCGGCTCAGGCCGATTCCCGGACAGTGTTGAAGTTGGCGGTTTGTTACTTTGCAAAACACCTGTGGAGTTCACTCAACAGCGGAACGCGTATTACGCCAATCAGGCGGAAGCGCAGATGCAGTCTGTGGATAACACGTACATGCGCGAAAGTGATGCTCGTATGCCTATGTTCAAAGAACGTAAGTCTACGGTCACCTTTGGCAAAGGTTCTTAATCTTTTTTTGGAGTCCAAACATGGCTTACCCCACCGTTTCGGCACCCTACGGCCTGCAACCTATCAATCGTATTGATGGCATGCCGTACGCAGGTGCAATCCGTCAGATTCCCGTAGCTGCTGGCTTCGGCACCGCCATTTTTGATGGCGATACCGTTGTTATCAACAGCGATGGTTATCTCGTTAAATCCACCACAACTGACTCTGGCAACATTGTTGGCGTGTGCATGGGTGGTCAGTACGTGAACTCGAATGGCCAAACCATTCAAGGTCAGTACATCCCCGCTCTGGCATCTACCGCCAGCAACTTGGCCTATGCCTACGTTGTGGATGATCCAATGGCTCTGTTCAAAGTCGCTGTCGTGACTTCTGGCACTACCATGGGTACTGCTGGCCGTACCGTTGTTGGCTCGAACCTTCCTTTGGTTCTGAACGCCGGCAACACTAACACTGGCAATTCCGCTTTCGCCGTCACTTTGACTGGCGCTGGCACTACTGCCACCATCCCTGTGCGTGTTATCGATGTTGTGCCAGAAACAGCTACTGCTGCTGACACATACACCGAGCTGTTGGTGAAAATCAACACACACCAGTACAACAACACCACTGGTGTCTAAGGAGTAAATCATGGCTATTTCACGCGCACAACTGCTGAAAGAACTGCTCCCCGGCTTGAACGCATTGTTCGGCCTTGAGTACGCTAAGTACGGCGAGCAGCACAAGGAAATCTACGAGACCGAAACTTCGGAGCGTAGCTTTGAAGAGGAAACCAAGCTGTCTGGCTTCTCCGCCGCTCCGGTGAAGAACGAAGGCTCTGCCATTGCTTATGACAATGCGCAAGAAGCTTGGACTGCACGTTACACCCACGAAACCATCGCGATGGGCTTCTCCATCACCGAAGAGGCCGTGGAAGATAACTTGTACGACAGCCTCTCCAGCCGCTACACCAAGGCTTTGGCCCGTGGTATGGCTTACACCAAGCAGGTTAAAGCTGCTGCAATCTTGAACAACGGCTTCTCCGCTGGCGTCACTTACGGCGACGGCGTGTCTTTGTTCTCTACTGCACACCCTCTGGTGTCTGGTGGCGTCAACAGCAACCGTCCTGCTACTGCTGCCGACCTGAACGAAACATCGTTGGAAAACGCTGTTATTCAGATCGCCGCTTGGACAGACGAACGCGGTTTGCTGATTGCTGCTAAGCCTAAGAAGCTGGTGGTTCCTCCATCGCTGCAATTCGTTGCAACTCGCTTGCTGGAAACTGAACTCCGCGTCGGCACTGCTGACAACGATATCAACGCCATCAAGAACAACGGCTCCATCCCCGGTGGTTACACAGTCAACAACTTCTTGACTGACACCAACGCTTGGTTCCTGTTGACTGATGTGCCTAACGGCCTGAAGCACTTCGTTCGTACTCCGCTGTCTAACAGCATGGACGGCGACTTTGATACAGGCAACGTGCGTTACAAGGCTCGCGAGCGTTATTCGTTCGGCGTGTCTGACCCACTGGGCGCGTTCGGTTCTCCCGGCGCTTAATCCTTTGGGATTTATGAAAGGGGCCCCTTGTGGGCCCTTTTCTTTTGGTGTATATTGCTTCAAACCCGGACTTTTCCGGCGTTCCTGACGGCTCCGGGCCGACGACATGCAGACAGGACGCCTTAACTCGCATGTGAGGAATCATCATGGCTAATACGACCTTCAACGGCCCAGTTCGTTCCGAGAACGGCTTTCAATCTATTTCTGTAAGTGCCACCACTGGTGCAGTTACTGTCAACTCTTCTTTTGGTACTGACGTAATTCTGGGCACCCAGTCTTTGTCTGGTGCTGGCGCTGTTAACGTCACTAGCGCATTCACTGCTTTGACCACCACGGGCGCAACCCAAGCTCTGACGCTGGCCAACGGCTCTGTCGGTGAGTTGAAGATCATCACCCACGTTGTAGACGGCGGCTCCGCTGTTTTGACGCCCACCACAAAGATTGGTTTCTCGACCATCACTTTCACTGGCGTTGGCGAGTCCGCTACTCTGGTGTACACCGCTGCTGGCTGGGCCATCGTTGCATTGAACGGCGCTGTTGCAGCTTAATTGATCTCAGGGGCTTCGGCCCCTGTTTTAAAGGAGATTGATTATGGGCATGCAAACTGACGTATTGGCCGGTACGCTTGTTGAGAGCGGGTTTGTTTATACGAGTCGCACACGTGTAAGAGGTATCTCACTAAAAGGCGGCGCGAATGCTGGGCTGCTAGAGATTTTTAGCACCACTGCCGCACCCGTATCCGCAACATATGCACGTTCTGGAACAACTGTTACCGTAACAAAAACAGGCCACGGGCTTTCAACTGGCAATCAGGTTGGTTTGTCTTTTGCTACCGGCACCGGCGGAACAGCAACAGATGGGAATTACGTAGTTACAAGACTGACTGCGGATACTTTTTCCATAACAGACATCAACTCCGGCAGCATCACCGCTGGCGCAGCTTGTAAGTATGGCGACCGTTGGATCATGACGTACCGCACTGTTGCTGGCGACACGTTTTTGAATTATTGGCTCTTACCCGGTGAAGGCATATTGGCCCCCAACGGTGTATATATGGTCATTACAAACTTAACGGCGGCTTCGATCTTTTATGGCTGAAGAAACACGCCCCATGGATGTTGCGGGTCGCAAACTGATGATTGCGATCCCTGCCTACGACGGCAAGTTGAACATCAAAACTTCGTTTGCCTTGGCCGATTTGGTGGTCAAAGCTTCGAAGTTTGGCGTTCAGGTGCAACTGTCACATCTATCGGGCTGTTCTCTCATCACCAAAGCCAGAAACGTTCTGGTCGCCAACTTCTTGGAGTCGGACTGCACGGACTTTTTGTTCGTCGATGCCGACATCGTGGTGGACGCAGAGTCTGTGCTCCGCTTGCTAGCGCTGAGCACTGGCAAGGACATCACAGCTGGCATGTACACCCGCCGCGCAGAGGATCGCAAGTTCTTCTTGGACATTTACATCGACCAGAACAACACCCTTGAGTTCGATTCTCATGGGATGTTGCGCGTTGAGAACGTGGCCACGGGCTTCATGATGATCCAGCGCCATGTGCTAGAGAAAATGGTGGCCAACCACCCCGAGTGGACGTACTTCAACGACTTCTACAACCGCAACGAGAGCGCTTTGTTTGACTTTGAGTTGAGCAATGGCCAGTACATCGGTGAAGACTACACGTTCTGCAAACGCGCCCGCGCAGATGGCTTTACGGTGTTTGTTGATCCAGAGATTACCTTGCCGCACGTTGGTTCTCAAGAGTACCACCGCAGCTTCAAAGAGTCCGTGCTAATGCCGCTGATCGAGCAGCACTGCACGCCTAAACTGAAAGTCGCTAATGGCTAAGAAAACCCCATCCCTTGCTGTCGGTCGTGGTGAAAAGTTGCCTGTGTCCAAGGGTGCGGGCTTAACTGCCAAGGGTCGTGCAAAGTACAACGCTGCCACTGGTAGCAACCTCAAAGCTCCGCAGCCTGAAGGCGGTAAGCGCAAGGACTCGTTCTGCGCACGCATGTCGGGCATGCCCGGTCCCATGAAAGACGAGAAGGGCAAACCAACTCGTAAAGCCGCGTCACTGGCGCGATGGAAGTGCTGACATGGACTTGATGGTTTGGAATGTTCTGTTGTCGTTTGCTTCCGCAGCTTTGTTGCTGTGGGTTCGCGTGTCGCACGAAGAGGTGAAGCGCCTAAGCATTTTGCTCAGCAAGACTCGCGAAGAGCACGCCGAGAAGTTTGTGACCAAAAACGACATGCATGCCGACATCAACCGAGTGATTACTCGTCTTGATCGCCTTGAGAGCAAGATAGACGACTTTATGAAGGAACAACGCAGTGCCCTCAGTTAGCAAGAAACAACACAATTTCATGGCGGCGGTGGCCAACAACCCAGCCTTTGCCAAGAAAGCAGGCGTCCCACAGTCCGTGGGAAAAGAATTTTCCAATGCGGACAAGGGCCGCAAATTTTCAAAAGGTGGCGACACTATGGCTAAAAAAGATTCCGAATTTGACAGCGACGTTGCTACGGTAAAACGTGCCCTGTACAAACCAGCTGGCGAGGCGGCGCTGTACAGTCGCGAACGCGGATTTGGTCCAAGTATGGCGCGTCGTCGTCTTGAGGACCGAGGTGTTGATGTTCGCGCTTTGGCGGCCAACGAACAAAACCCAGATGATCTTGGCAGTTACAAAAAAGGTGGCAAAGTGAAACACTCAGACGTTAAGATGGGCAAGGGCATGATGCAAAAGGCCGTGAACAAACACGAAGGCCGTTTGCACAAGGGCGAGCCCATGACCAAGCTGGCCAAAGGCGGCATGGCTTCCAAGATGGGCGCAGTAAAAACTGCAGCCCCAAGCCGTGATGGTATTGCCACAAAGGGCAAAACTAAAGGCACAATGGTGAAAATGGCCCGTGGTGGCAAAGCTTGCTAAGGAGCTGACATGAACAAGGCAATGATTGAACAGGCTATGCAGGAAGCTGCTGACGCCAAGATGCGCAAGAAAACCGAGAAGGCATACAACGATGCCAGCACAACGCCTCCAGCTCCTATGGTCAAAAAGGCCAAAGGCGGCAGCGTGACTCGTGCTGACGGTTGCGTAATCAAAGGCCACACTCGCGGCAAGATGGTGTAAGCATGAGAGCCAGTCGCGGCATGGGTGCCATCTCTCCTTCCAAGATGCCCAAGGGCGTGAAAAAAGCACGCCGGGACGATACCGATTTCACTGAGTACGCTGCTGGCGGAGAGGTGGGGTTGTATGCCAACATCAACGCCAAGAAAAAACGTATTGCTGCTGGCTCTGGTGAGAAGATGCGTAAGCCCGGCTCCAAAGGCGCTCCGACTGCTGACGCTTTCGTTCAATCCGCCAAGACGGCAAAGAAGTAAACCATGACCACTACCGGCTCCACCCTTTTCAATATGGATTTCACGGAGATCGCTGAAGAGGCGTGGGAGAGGGCTGGCCGTGAGATGCGTTCGGGCTATGATCTGCGTACGGCTCGTCGCTCAATGAATCTGATGACCATTGAGTGGCAGAGCAAGGGCATCAATATGTGGACGATGGAGCAGGGCATCATTAACCTGACTCCGGGTTTGGCAACTTACGCCCTTCCTACGGACACCATTGACCTGCTCGAGCATGTTATCCGCACTGGCTCCAACACTGCTTCAACGCAAGCTGACTTGACCATTACGCGCATCAGCGTCTCCACCTATGCGACTATTCCAAATAAGCTTCAGCAAGCTCGCCCAATTCAAGTTTGGATTCAGCGGCTTTCTGGCGAGGTTAATCCAACTGCGTCGTTTCTTGATGGAGCCATCACCTCCACGGACACAACGATCACGCTTGACTCGGTGGTTGGACTAGCCGGATCGGGCTTCATTCGCCTTGACTCGGAAGACATCTACTACACGTACGTCACCGGCAACGTGCTTGGTGGCGTGTTCCGTGGCCAGAACAATACAACAGCAGCTGCGCACACAGACGGCACTGCCGTGTATGTGCCTCAGCTCCCTGCGGTAACCGTTTGGCCAACACCAGACAACTCCACTCCATATCAGTTTGTCTACTGGCGTCTTCGCCGGGTGCAAGATGCTGGTGCTGGTGTGGAGACTGCCGACATGAACTTCCGCTTCCTTCCGGCTTTGGTGTCGGGGCTGGCATACCATATTGCAGTCAAAGTCCCCGAGCTGATGCCTCGCATTGAGATGCTCAAGCAGATGTACAACGAGACTTTTGAGATTGCCGCTGGCGAAGATCGTGAGAAGGCAGCTGTGCGGTTTGTGCCTCGCGCTATGTTCATTGGAAGCGGCGGAGGCTACTGATGGGCAATCGCTTCGCATCCGGCAAAATAGCGATTGCGGAGTGTGATCGTTGCGGGCAGCAGTACCAACTGAAGAAGTTGCGCACCGAGATCATCAAGCAACGCAAATACGAGCTGCTGGTGTGCCCGGAGTGCTGGGACCCAGATCAGCCGCAGTTGATGCTTGGCACATTCCCCGTGGATGACCCACAAGCTCTACGCAATCCGCGTAGGGATACAACGTACGTTACCTCGGGTGTAAACGTCAACGGCAACTTGTCTGGTGGTTCACGAGACATTCAGTGGGGCTGGGCACCTGTGGGTGGGGCCAGCGGCTTTGATGACGGACTCACACCGAACTACTTGGTAATTCGGACATATATTGGTACAGTCACCATATCTTGAAGGAGCTTAAAATGGCATTCACAAAATCAGCAGATGGCATTGCCAAACAAGGCAAAACCAAGGGCAAGAACTTGGGCGACAGCGGCCCCACATCCAAAGAGATGATGGGCGGCAAACCCGGCAAAAGCGGTGGCGGCAAAACCAACGCGGACATGAAGACCATGGGTCGCGGTCTGGCTAAAATCGCAGCACAGAAACGAGGCTAATCATGGCAACCTTCAGCAAAAAAATGATGGGCAAAGAAGTTGGTGATGCCAAAGTCTATGCCAAGCCGCACACGATGGATGGTAAGGTTGTGAAACCTCAGACCAATCCCGGCAAAGAGCCAAACCAAAGTCGCGTTGACACACTGAACATGAGTGTTGGCGCAATGAGCAACAAGCCAGATGGCATGCCTACCAAGACCAGCGGCATCAAAGTGCGTGGTACAGGTGCGGCCACCAAAGGTTTGATGGCACGGGGCCCAATGGCCTAAAGGTTTCCCATGACAATGACGTACGCCCAACTTGTTACTGCGGTACAGGATTACACGCAGAACACGTTCGACACCACGACGATCAATACGTTGATCAAGCAGGCGGAGCAGCGCATCTATAACACGGTGCAGATTGCCAACTTGCGAAAGAACGTCACGGGCGTACTGTCAACCGGGAACAAGTACTTAGCCTGTCCAGAGGACTTCCTCTCGACCTACAGCCTTGCGGTGTACCCGTACAATGCAACGACTGCCACCGGTGTGTCAGGCGCAAAAACCATTGTTGTGGCCAGCGCAACTGGCATTGCGGCAGGGCAGCAGGTCACCGGTACAAACATTGGAACCAACGCAATTGTGCGCAGTATCAACGGCACAACGGTAACCCTGACGGTTGCAAATAGCGGCACCGTCAACGGTGCTGTGGTGTTTCAAGGCGATTACCTTTACTTGCTCAACAAGGATGTGAACTTCATTCGTGAAGCTTACCCTTTGAGCGCGGAACAGTCTGAGCCTAAGCACTACGCCATCTTTGGGCCGCAGTCATCCAACGTCAATGAGCTGTCGTTCATTCTGGGCCCTACGCCAAACGCCAACTACTACGCTGAGCTGCATTATTACTACTACCCAGAGTCGATTGTGACCGCTACAACAACGTGGCTGGGCGACAATTTCGACACTGCTTTGTTGTACGGTACTTTGTGCGAAGCCGGTGTGTACATGAAGAGTGCTCCAGAAGACGGCATGTACAAGACGTACCAAGAACGGTACGTTCAGGCAATTGCACTGCTCAAGAACTTGGGTGACGGCAAGCAGCGGGCCGATGCATACCGCGACGGTCAAGTTAGGGTCGCAGTATCATGAGCAGCATCGTCCAAGGTCTGACCACATCATTCAAGGCGCAGTCTTTCGAGGGGGTTCAGAACCTCTTGACGGACTCGCTGAAGATTGCTCTGTACACCGCCAATGCAGATTTAAACGAGTCCACCACCGTTTACACGTCTGCCGGGGAAGTCACGGGCACTGGATACGTTGCAGGCGGTGTTGCCTTGACGGGCGCAACAGTGAACTCGTCAGGCTTTACGGCTTACGTCAGCTTCAACAATGTCGTGTTTAACGCCGCAGTGACGGCACGTTGCGCTTTGATCTACAACGTGACCCAAGGCAACAAGTCCATCTTTGTGCTGGACTTTGGTGCTGACAAGACGTCTTCAAATTTCACCATCACATGGCCTGCTAACACGGCAACGGCAGCCATTATTCGTTCTTCCAATTAAGGAGCCTGACATGAGCTTGGAAAAAATGACCGCAACGGACAAAGTGGAAGCGGTTACCAAATACAACACAATGCCCGAAGACACCATGTCCATTCATGGCTCTTACCATGCCGTTTGCTATGACGCGCAGGGCAACGTTAAATGGGAAGACGACATCAAGAACTTGGTGACCACGGTTGGCAAGAACTTGACCTTGGACACAATCCTTGGTAACTCAGCCGCTGGTGCAGTCGTGATGGGCTTGAAGGGTACTGGCACTGCGGTCGCAGCAGACACACAATCCTCCCACGCAAGCTGGCTGGAAGTTGGTTTGGCTAACGCTCCTGCTTATTCTGGAAACCGTCCAACTCCTTCCTTCAGCTCAGCCGCTGCGGGCAGCAAGACCACATCCTCTGCGGTGTCGTTCTCCATGACCAGCACAGGCACTGTGGCCGGCTGCTTCATCAACATCGGCGGCAGCGCGACCAAGGACTCCACCAC